AATTTTGTAGTGGCATTCATATTGATTGGACCAGTAAATGTTGAGAATGTACTGGTTAAACCATCAATTTCTAAGTTTCCAAATGATGCGGAGTTTGTGGCAATTAAATCGCCTGTGTATCTAGCATTACCATTAACTTGAAAATCTCTTGTAGGAGCATCACTTTTTACACCTATTCTGCCGTTAGTGTGTCCGATGTATAAAAGATCCGTTTCAAAAGCCAAATCAGATGTTCTTGTAAGATTTGCTTTTAATAATGGTCCTGATATTCTACCTACATTGGTTACAGCCATAGTGCTCCTTTTTTAGTATTTATTGAAATTTGGTAAAGGTATTATTTGTCAAAGTTGTGTAAAACAGTGACTGGTTTACCTGTTGGAACTGCCGTTCCAAATGTAATATATTGTCCTGCTGGGTAAGATAATCCTGTTACAGAACTTTTTCCATCCATGTTGAATGTGTTTCCACCACCATTGTTTGCTTCTGTGTTCAACAATGTAGTCACGCTCAAATATTGTGGAGTAACTGCTGACACTGTGTACGTGCCGTCATTTGTTGCTGAACCTGAAACTACCACAGTTTGTCCAACATGATAACCTTTTGACTGCCAATCAATCAAAGCAGTGTTGCCACTGATAAAAGCACCAACTCCTGTAGAATTGTAATTTGCGACAGCACTTATAATATTGCTGTTTACATCGCATGGATTTTGTGTTAAAGTGTAGTTTGTGTTTGGAATTTGTAAAACGTTTTCAACCATTACTAAAATATTTTCTGGTGAAGTTGGATAACCTAAACCTGATCCAAATCCATCATTTAATCCTCCAAAGTTTACTTCTACATCATCACCATTACTTAAATTTTGTACAACAATATTTTGTGCTTCAGATAATCTAAACTGTTTCCAAACAGGTGCACCACCACCTAATGATTCATAAACTTCTAGTTGTCTTAATGTTGTGTTGAATCTTAATTGTCCTTCTGTTGGTGATCCAGGACGTTGTGCTTGAGTTCCTTTAGGAACTAAAAAAGCACCTGTAGATTGTGCTTCAATTTCTTCATACTGAGTGTAAATTAAACCTTTACCTCGTAGGAGTCTTCTATTTGTTGATTGACGTTTTAAATATCTCATTACACCTCCAAGTAACTAACCACAACTGAAATATTGTTATTACCTGATTGAGCAACTCTGATAAAGTCTCCAGCACCCAACACTATTTTTTCTGTATCTAGTGTAAAAGTTTCTGCTCCAGGAAGTAATGCGTTGTTAACTATCATTGATGCATTTGAACTGTAAGAACCTGTAACAGCGTACAATGTGAAGTTACTGTCTTCACTGCCATCTGAGGCTTCTGGTCCAACGTTTGTGATCAATATAGATGTAACAGCATAACTTTTGCCTGCAGGTACTGTAAGAACGTCTACTGTTCCGTTTACTTCTGAGTTTGTTATTGCCATCGTTTCTCCTTTAAAAAATTAATCCAAAAAGCAGTGCTCTGTTCTTGCTGATCACTTCTCCTCTTGTATCGTTTGTATTTACAAAATATAATCCTGTATCTCCACCAGATGGTGATTTAGCATACAATTTAACGCCATTGGCGTCATATAACGGGTCTACAGCAGGATCCTGCACACTTGGTCTATTGTTGATAACGAACGAGTCATTTGCCCTTACTGAACCCGTACCCGGTGCTACCAATTCTAAATCTTGATTTGAATTTAATCCACTGATTGTGTCACCTTCAATTCTTATGTTAGCAATATCTGTTGTTTGTTGGTATAATTCAAATCTTGTAGGTTCCCATAATCCTAATAATGTTCCATCAATAGTAACTTCTATTTTAGATGTGTTACCAGATACACTGTTGTCTGTTATTTTTACTTCTGTGTCATCTTGAACTATTCTAGGAAATGCCGCACCAATTACAACAGCATTAATTTCATCATCAACATATTTTTTATTTGGAATATCGTTGTCATCGTTCATTCTGCTGATGTAGTTTGCTGGAGCAATACTGCCACCTAATCTCAAAGTGCCTGTTCCACCTGGTTCAAAATAAATTGCGTTTGTGTTGTTTATGTTGGCAACTCTTAATGCTAAAATGTCATTTCCATCTGTTGATGAAACTTTAAAAGAACCATATCCTGGACCTTGTAGTCCTGGTCCTTGTGAAACTGTTTGTGTGCTTGGATTGTTCCATGCTATTGATTCGTCATAAATTATTTGTACGTTTGCGTATGTACCTCTATCGATACTAACACCTGCTGTGCCTTCACCAACACCTGCACCTGCTTCATTCTTGTTTAAAAGAATATTGTTATCTTCGATTTCTAAGTTTGTTGTGTTGACAGTGGTTGTGTTTCCTTCAACTCTTAAATCACCTGTGATATGAGTTAAAGCAGAATCTAATGTAATTTCATTACTGGTATCTGCTACCTTAATTTTGTAATCACCTGTTTCTATATAAACTGTTTTTGCCATAGTTTTTTATAATTTAGGGAGTGTTGCCACTCCCTAAACTGTATTTTATATTATGCGTCATCTGTGAAGTCGTCGTCGTCTGAGTTAGCAACGTCGTCATCACCCGCTTCTTCAACTTTTACTTTACCAGCACTAGCCGCCGCAAAATCCCATGCGAGTTTTTGTCCGTCTAATGCGTTTGATCCAGTATTGCTTGGTTTAGCAACTGTCAAAGTACGTCCTGAAATTTTGCTTACGCCGTAAGTTTCATTGTCAGAACCTTGTACTGATATTGTCATTTCGCCTGAAGTTAATGCCGCAGGTAATTTTCCAGATACCAATGTACAAGTGATTTCAGTGTCAGTGGCACCAGTTTCAGCAACTACGAATTTTTTAGATCCTTTTTGCCTTACGATAGTACCTTCAACAACTGATGAACCATTGTGAAAGTTGACTTTAATTTCACTTGCCGCCGCAGTTGCACCGCCAGCCGCTGTTGTGAACAGTCTTTTGTTAAGTGGTCTTCCCATTTGTTTTCTCCTATTTTAGAAGTCCAATCCGGGTTCTATCCGGTACGCAGTGGGTTATTACTGCATAAGACTTTGACATTATGCCAAAGTTCGTTTGAACTAAAGGTATTTATCGTTTGCTGAGTGATGCCAATAGTTCTACTTTTGAGAATTTTTTTGCTAGATTTATTGCTTCTAACAGCACTTTATTGGCTTCTTCTAGGTATCTGTCTTTTTTGGTTCTACGGTAATCAACTAAAATATTAGTGTATTCATCATACATTTTATTCATTGAGTTTTCCAGTTTCTTTATGTCATTGATGAATATACCATGATTTTTCTTCCATATTTGAAGTCTATCCATGTATTCTTTGAATTCTATCAGTATCTTTTCGTGTTCCATTAAATTTTCCCAATTATATCTCTTGCTCCGTATGTGACTAAAAATTTAGCACCTGCTTTGCGATACACTTTAGCAATTTCTATTTGATGCTCTACAGTGGGCAATCCTAGATATTCATCACTCACTTGATACAATCCTACTGGATTATATGTACTGATGGATATCATGCCTAAATCATTCAAACTGTGCTGTGCTGGTTTAAGCAGGAGATAATCTGCTTTTTGACTTCTAAATTTATTTGCTGTGGCAATCATTCCTGAATCACCATTGATAGGCAACTGATATGTTCTTTCAGTTGTTGGTGTGCTGTCTGCTAAATTTCTAAATGAACTGTAAAACACACTTCTATATTTTACATACGCCATTACTTCACAGTCTGTTTCTGCTTTTAAATTTTGCACTGTGTTGTCTCCCATGTCTGATGGAGCCAATATGTCTGCACCTGCTGATTCTAATTTCTTGCCCAAGTTGATTAACAGTGCTTCACTGGTGTCTGGTTTGTCCATCACTCTACAATGACCATCTGGCAAAGTAGAACACAAACAAACATCTACAATCAATTGTATTTTTGGAAATTGTTTTTTAATTTTGGCTACCATCTCTGCTTGGTAGTTCCAATCAGGAGTCCATGTTTTTTCTTCTGGTTTAATAAACAGTAAGAAACTGTCTACACCTTTGTCTATGTCTTTTTGAATTACATCAAAGATAAAAGTTTGTGACCAACTACTATTGGCTACGCCTAATTCAGCCGTTTCTGTTCTACCTGATTGGTTCAAAAACAATGGCTGAATTAGGTCCATGAAGTTTATTTGCCTTTTGCGTTAGGTAGTGCTTCACACTGTTCTGCTGATGCAGGTAAGCCTGTGTTCTTATCATATAACCAAACGTAAGAGTAACTGACACTTTCGTCTTTTACCATACATTTCTTTCCAAAAGATACTTTTGGATTTTTAGGTATTGAACAAGCAGATACTATGAACAACGTTGCTAATATTAATGCTATTTTTTTCATTTGTTTCCTTGTTAGAGTTTTCGTAATAATTATAACAGATTTTGGTTAATCTGTCAAGTCTGATAAAAAAGTCAATAAAAAAGGGGGCCGAAGCCCCCTTCAATATATCGTTCAAGTTACGGATTAACTGAAAGATGTGTTAGACACACCAATAGTCTCAACGTAATCTGCCGCGTTACCTAGTGATGAAGCAGTATTGTTTAACTCAACATAACCATATCTAGTCATGAAAGAAACAACTGGTTCAAACGTACCTGGATCAAGTACAACACCAGAAGACATTAACGGAATGTATGGGCAATAGAATGCCGCCGCATCTGCTTCTGATGAACCTTTGTAACCTACTAATACGTCTGTATCATCAGCCGCATATGTATCTACGTAGATTTTCATCGCACTGTTTAAAGTTCCAACCATTTTTTGGTTAGTTGGTGCTTCAAACGTTCCTTCAGTTGTTCTTGCGAACGCTGAAGTTGTTGCTGACTGAAGTACTGTTAATGCTAATGGTGAAACCACTGCAAAATTACCAGCACCACGTCTTGTGTTTTGTGCGATTTTGTTCGCCGCTCTGTTTATAACAACAGCCAAAGCCGCGTGTTCATCACCTACGAATGTTGCCGTACCTGATACTGCCGCTTGGTTGTATGTTCCAGATGATTGAGCACCTGCTAAAGTTCTTAATGAAGTGATGATCTCTTGGTCGATTTCAGCAGTAATTTCTTGTGCTAATGCCGCCATGATTTCAGCCTCTACATCAATACCTTGTTGTGCTTGAGCATCTTGAGCAGATTCAAATGTCCATCTTGCTTGTAACTTACGTGATTTTGCTTCAACCGTTTGTTTCAAGATTTGGATTGACATTGCTCTACCACCAGTACCCTCTTTAGCCGCTGTCGCGTCACCAAGACCACCTGTGCCGTCACCTGAATAGGCTTGACCTATTTTGAACGGAGATAGAGCCTCATCGCCTGCTGTTACATCATTTGCTGTACCAGTCGCGTTGTTTGTCTCTGCGTATCTTACTCTTAATGTGTGGATTTGACCAACTGGGCCAGTCATTGGTTGAACTCCAACCAATTCGTTAGCGATCACAGTAGGCATAACCCTTCTGATCACCGGTAGGATCACTCTGTTTAAAGTAGCAACGTTACCAGCCGATGTAGCACCTGCTGTTGCCGCCTCAGCCAAATACGCTTTCGTATTTTCTAAAGTAGCCGCCATAACTGCTTTTTTATTTCCAGTTAAGCCTTCTAATAACGCACTCTTTGTGTCCTGCCAGCGAGTTTCTGTTAGTTCTGACATTGTTTTTTTCTCCTTTTTATATACCCGCCAGTCTTCTAATGTCAACAATGTTACTGTTGAACTGACTGCCGTTTACAATGTTTGTTTGTTTATCGCCTGTTACTTCTGTGCCTTCATTTATAGCCTGTTTTTTCGCTGGAGTCCTACCGTTTAGTACGGACGGAATGTACTTTTCGAATTGCTTTCGTAAAGCACCCGTCTGCACACTCTCCAGTAAGTTGTTCATTATTTCTTTTTGTTCAGTGTTCAATGGAGTTACTAACTCATTGATTACTTTTTCTCTCTCAGCCGCTTCTTTGATTGTAACAATTTCTTTTTCTTTTGCTTCAATCTGCTTTTTGTTCTCTTCGGCTGTCTTCTTCGCTTCTTCTGCCTGTAGTTTCGCCATGTCCACTACTTTTAGAAGTTTGGCTGTTTCACCTTTTTCGTTCAAGAATGATTGTGTGTATTCTTGTGCGTAAGATTCAAACAGTCTGCGACCAAAGTCATTTTTGCGAGCCGCTTCAATGTCATCTTTTAATGAACTAATCTCTTTTTGTAGAGTTTTGCCCACTACTTCTGACACTTTACTAGCACCTTTTTTCACAAAGTTATTTCTAACTTTTTCAAAATGTGCCTTCGCTTCTCTGATAAGACGTACTTTTGTCTCAGCAACGTCTTGTTTGTCTTTTTGAAACTCTGCGATTTCTTTAGATAGAGCATCAACTACGAATTCCTCAAGTTTCTGGAAGTTTTCTGCCATAACTTTTTGGTCTGCGTGTAATTCAGCAACTTCACCTTTAAGTTGTTCAAAAACAAACGACTTTAATTTGTCTGAGTGTTCACGGATTTGAGTAGCATACTTAACTTTTTCTTCTGCTAATTGCTTCTTGTCTTCTGCGAACTCTGCCATTTCTGCTTCTATTCTTTCAGATACCATTTTGTCAACAGCGTCTGTTAAAGTTGCTTTGTCGTGTTCATACTTCTCAGCAAACTCTGAACGAAGTTCAGCAGTGGCAGAAAGTTTGTTTTCTTCAACCTTCTGGTTCCATGCTTGTTCGATTTCTGCTCTGATCTCTTCCGAAATTGCGTTGTTTTCAAAAAGTGATTTCAGTGCTTCTAACATTTATTTTCTCCTATTTAGATTGGAGTTTTCCAATTATGTTTATTAGTTGTTCTTTTAAGTATTTTTGTGCCTTTGTGTCCCTTGCTGTATTAAATGCTTTTAAACCACCTTTTGCGTTCATTAGATGTTCGTAGATTGGCTCTGGATATGCTCCAGGCGCCGATGGTTGTGCTACGATATCTACTGTGATGATTTCAAAATCTGATACTTCACCGGATCCGTCTTCTTTAACATTGCCCGAACCCCTAGATGAAACACCAAGTTTAACTCCGCTTTCCAGCATTGTTTTAACAAGTTGTCCCATCGGGGTTGGTAATACTTTTAATTTTCCGTATCCGTTTGGTCCGTCCATCCACATTTCATTTACCATGTGGCTTACACGGTCTAGGTTAATATTAAGGCCTTCAGGATGATCAACTTCGCCGAGAACACTGTATCCACCAGTGACTTGATCGTTAAGTGTGCTGACAGCCCTTTGGATTTCGTTAACAGGATACACTCTTTGGTTGGCGTTTTTAACACCTCCCTGAATGCAGATTCCCTTCATGTAAAGGGATTTACCGTTGTGTTCGTCCTTAGTCTCAACGACTATGCCTGCTTGGTCGAAAGTAAGCGTCTCACGTAATGATAACATCCGTTTTCCTTATACTACCTTATTAACTGCCCATTGTAGACTTTTTAGCAGAACCGTCGTCATCTGCTTTAGTCTGAGCCTTTGGTGCCGCAGATTGCTTCACTTTAGCGCCTGGTACATTAATGTTACCTGCGTTATCTTCTTTACTCGCTGGTGTTGAAGAACCTTTTTCTTCTCCGCCTTTTGCGATGTTTGAAGATGTACCGCCCATATCATTTTTGCCAGCAACTGGTGATTTAGTTGAATCTGAACCATCTGTATGCGTTACGCCTACTTTGTTCACATATTCTCTAATTTCTTCACTTGCTGTTTTTGGCTCTGCCGTTTCTACTGCTGGTTGTTCACCAAGTTCAGGAGCAACTTCTACAGTTTCTCCCTCTGCTGATTGATCTACAACTGCTTCTTCTTCTTTGTCGCCGTTGTCTTCAGCGTCGTCGCCATGATCTTCTGCGTCGTCACCGTCTTCCTTGTCATGCATCATTTTTTCAAATTCTGCTTTAAGGTCATCAATAGCATCTTCTAGGTCAACTACTCTGTCTTCGATTTCTTCTTCACCTTTTTCAGAGTCGTCGCCGTTATCCATATCACCTGCTGGTGCTTCAATGTCGCCAACCATATCGTCAGTTGCGTCACCGCCTGCTTCAACTGGTGCTACTGCTGTTTGTTCTACATCTAATAAAGATTCATCAGTTGCTTCTTCATCTTTTGACTCTTCTTCTTTAGTTTCTTCTTCTTTAGATTCGTCTTTTGATGCTTCTTCTACTGCTTCATCTTCTTTTGACTCTTCTGAAGTTTTTTCTTCTACTTTTTCGTCTTCTTTTTTGTCTTCTTTAGACGCTTCTGTAGTCTCTTCTTCTTTTGAGTCTTCTTTTGAAGTTTCTTCTACTTCGATATCTTTGATATCATCTTCTAAAAGACCTTCATATATTGATCTTGATTTCTCCACAACGATATCATGGAAAATCTCTTCTGCCGCTGTTCTATCGTCAGCGACTAGTTTTTCAAGCATTTGCTCGAATTTGCTTTTATCTGACATTGTTTTTCTCCTATTAACGTTTTATGATAAGACTGTCATGTATTATTTAACCGATAGGTAAAAAAATAGGTAGATAATGGGCCGATATTGACCCGTTTGACGCCGATTTTAAAGATGATAGCGTCTTTTGAACTCTTGTACAGTGATTTCACTGTAATTTGTAAACTTCTTAAGGTCTTTAGCCTCAAAAACATCAGTGCCTTCCGGCACTACTCGTATATATCTCTTCAAGGAGTTCTTCTGTAGGATAATGCTGGTTTGTCTATTCCAATTGCCATGGTACGTTGCTGTGTCTGAATTCTTTTTGTAGTTGGGTGTGTCACCATATATGTTGTTTAACTTGCCTTCCATGGTGCCTGTGAAGTCAAATCCCAACAAAAAGAATGTTTGATGCATATGTTTAGATGCTAACCACAGTGCTGTGGGTCCAGATGACCATCCTAGACTGGGTTCGAAGAAATTTAAGCCTTTATACTTTTTATATGCTCTATTTGGATTGGTCCAAACAGGCATTTTCAACTGGGCACCTGCCATACATATCTCATTAACCATCTTGGCATCCACTGCCACAAGGTAATCTGGTGTGAATGTTCTATACACCGCATTGCAGGCGTATATTTTTCCATGTTGTTTTAAAGGTTCTAAAGGTATTGGCTTGCGACTGAGACCATTGCCTAATACAAAAGCAACAGTCATTTATTACATTTCCGGTTGATTAGCGGCACCGTACATCTGTCTCACAAATTCTAACTCTTTTTGTTGTTCGTCTTTGTGGAACTCACCGGCTTTTCTTGCTTTGTTGATCTGTTTTAATGATAATCTTGTTTTACGTGTGTCATCTAAACTCATGATTGACTGATCTTCAGTAGCATCATATTGCTTCTGTTCGCCAGGCTCAGTTGTTATTTGATCGTAATAAAAAAGTTCACGTAGTATCATAAAATTATTTATCTAGGCGCCCGGAGTTGGAGTACCGCCACCTGCTGGTGGATCTCCTGCTGGTGATGGAGCACCTTCTTCACCTGGAGCAGTTGCTGGTGCTTCTGGTTCTGCCGCATCTAAGTCTGCTTGAATACCTGCTGTGCTTACACCAGCACTTCTTAATTCAGTTGCTGATGTTGTAGGTTTAGATTTGACTGAAGCATCGTTTTCTTCTCTCCACATTCTTTCGTTTTCTGCCATCTCTTCTGGAGTTAATCCTAAGAATCTTGATAGAGCATAACGTTTGCTTACAAATGGCACTGTTGCTATTTGTGTGTATGTAGAAATTCTATTGTTATCCACCTCTGCTTGTCTGTAAGAAGCAAAGTTCATTGGTGGTTGGAACTTGATATCAAACATTGCTGTGTCAATGTTAACACCTTTTTCTAAAAGATAACGTTTAAACTCTTGATTGAATTCATCTGATACTAAATTTTGTAGTCTTTCACAGTATTTGTTGAATCTTAATTCTTGAATGTATGCTGTTCCTACTCTACCATCATTGTAATTGCTTTGTGAATCGTCTGCGCCTGTTGGCAAATATGAACTAGGAATACGTAAACCTCTTAATAGTTTGTTTGTAAAGTATTTTAGGTCATCAATCTCACCTAAGTTAGTACCACCTGGCAGTGTTTCTACTTTAGAACCTCTACCTTCTGCTGTTTGTGGGAAGAAATAATCTTCATTGATTGATAATGGATTGTACGCAGAGTCTACAACGTTTTGTCCACCACCTGTTGATGAAGGAATACGTCTTTGGTGTATCTCTGTTTTAACTCTTTCAACGAACTGCATAGCCAAATGCGATGGCATATTACCTACGTCAATGTAAAACACTCTACGTTCTGGTGCTCTTTGTACTCTATAAATTATAATTGCGTCTTCTAGTAATTCTTTTTGTTTGTAAACTTTAAAAATGCTTTCTAATAATGAATTACCAAACGGAAAGTTGTTGTCCAGTCCTTCTGATAAACTTAAATGCACCATGTGATCGGCATCAACAGCAATTTCTCTTGTTCCTGTTGCGAATCTTGTTCCTGGAGAGTCTTGATAGTTTGCTCCAACCATGCCTCTTACTCCACCTGTTAAATATCCTGAACCACCGCCAGTAACATTACCAGTTGTTTGATATGGAGTTGTTGCTACAAGATTTTTGAAGTTGAAATTTATATCTCTTACAACATATTGTTCAGGTGTTTTACCTGTGCTTTCGTTTACAATGATTTTAGAAACTTTTGCTGGATCAACATGAAACATTTTTTTAGTTTCAGGATCTCTAATAAAGAAAGCATCACCATATTTGAATACATTACGCATAATTTTAAACACACGTTTGCTGAAATCGTTCATCTTGCACCATTGATGCAGATATTGTTCTATAATTTGTATTTCTGTGTTTGTTGCTTTCTGATTATATTCAAATTTGAACGGTGTGTTGTTTTGTGTGTTGTTCTGTGTGCAGAACTCTGCTAGAATATCTAATGCGGCATTTACTTCTGAGTCTAAATCCATCACATTGTATTGACCATAACGTTCAATTCTGTTTGGAGCACCACTGTACACATCAGGTAGATATGATGAATAGTTTGTTTTGGCAGGGCCTGCCTTGCCACCAGGAGCACCACCCAATGGTGAATTCATTCCACCCATGCCATCTGATAAAGGCACTTCTGTAAAATATTTTTTCCAACTCATTATCCGAAATTCTCCGCTGTTTCTGTTGTTGCTTGAGAAGTAATTCTAGTGTAACGATTGTTATCAGTCATCGCCATTAAAATTTGTTCCATCGTGTTATTTAACTGATCCAACTTGTCTCCTGTCGCTGATGCGGTTGTTGTCATTGTGCCCGTCATACCGCCTCGTAAATTTGTCATTGCATTTCCTAAGTTCTCTAAACTGTTAGCATACATATCTATTTTCGATTTGTCAAGTTCATCTAGTGTTTTATTGAGGTTTTTGGCAAAATTTTCTGACCCTCCACCAAAAATCTTACCTACAAAGCCTGTAATCGCACCTGCGGCACTTCCTGCCCCCATTGCCGCCATAGCACCTGACAGTGCCAAAGTACCTTTGGCTACTTGTATTAAATTACCGCCATCTACTTCTGAAAATCCTTGTAAACCACTGCTAAACTTCTCTAATGCTCCTCCCATTAAGAAAGTTGCCGCGGCTAAACCTGCTCCAATTGCCGTGATTGCTAATCCTAAATTTGCCGCACCTAATAGAGTCGCCGGATTTGCCATTGCTGTCAAACCACTTGCTAATCCTTTTAGTCCGCCACCCATGCCGGCTAACATTCCGCCGCCACCAGCACCAGTTTTTCCTAAAACATTTTTTGCCGCACCGCCACCGCCGCCACCTGTTAGGTAACTTGCCGCTCCACCGACTACTGCTTTACCTGTTTTGACTGCGCCGATTGCCGCCAATGCCGTCGCCGCACCTACTGCCGCAGTTGCTATTGCTCCGAATGCCGCTTTACCTTCTGCTGATAATCCATCAAACCATTCATTAAATTTTGTTCCTAAATTATCAAGAGTCTCTCCTAAAGGTGTTACAAAATCTGCTATGAAACCTAACACGGCATCAGTCATTTGTTGGAACGGAACCATTAATTTTTGAAATGACGAACGTAATTTTTCGCTGGCTTGATCAAATTGTTTAGCACCTTTAGTATTTTCCGCTCTTGCTTTTTGTTCTGCTATGATATCACTTGTACTTTGTCCTAAGAATTTTCTAAACTTAACAGAATCTGCCGCAATGTTGAAGAATTCATTGCCCACGCCTAACTGAGTGGCAATTAATCTTTTCTGACTTTCGTCCATGTTAGCAATGTTTTCACCATTACGTGCCAATGCTTGAATAAACATATCACTTGCACCTGGAACACCATCTCTTAATGCCGCAACTGCTTCACGCACTCCGTCTACAGCAAATATACCAACTTGTTCTCCGCCTTCTGGGAATCCTTTTGCCAACAATCCTGTCACAGCATTAACCATTTCAGGAGCCGCCGCTTTGACCCTTACCATGGTTGCTTCTATTTCATCGTTTGAAATTAAACGTAACTCTCTGGCATCTGCCACTGCTTGAAGTTCTGCTTTGACTTGATCTCTTTGTAAACCTGTCAATCTTGATAACTGGTCTAATCTCAATAGATACTCTTGCGAGCCTGCCACCAACTGTGAATTACTCATTGATTGTGATCTACCTAAACTGGTTTGTAAGTCTAGATAATCAGCAAAGCCTTCTGTGATGTCTTCCATAGAAAATCCAAGACCTGTGATTTGTCTTCTGAAATCACTCTGCAGAATTTCTGCTATTATTGAATTAAATCTTCTAGCACCCGATGCCGCGTCACCGCCGAAACCAGCAAGTGATGTGTTAGCACTCATCAATGCCTGCGCCAACCTTGTCATGTCTATGCCGGCATCACCTGCTATACGTCTGAAGTCACTTACAGTTTGAGTTGTGTTGGCACCTATCTCTGCCAAGTTTCTAAATGTGTCAACGTTTTCAAATACTCTTGCCGCTAGGTCGGCTGTGAATTGTAAGATTACTTTGTTTAAACCTGTGGTGCTGTATGCCAGTTGATTAAATCCACCAACTAATCCATTTGCTCCATTAGATAGCGATTCAAAGCCGGCTCCTGCCGCACCTAAAACTTTTTTGAATACAACGACTGATTTGCTGGTTTTCTTAGTTTCTTCTGTGAACTCACGTTGAGCACTACTTCCGCCACCGCCTCCACTGCCACTAGAACCACCTAAAGCCTGTAGAATTTTTTTGGCAGTATCTTCGCTGGCTATTCCGCCTTTTCCTATTGCGTCTTGTAATAAATCTTCAATTTGTGCCATTATGCGATACCAAAATCCTTGTTACTTGTATTTAATGCCAATCATTAAGTACGCATTTAATATGCCATACTAAATATTAGCAGTTTAAAAATTAATTAACAATATTTATTGGAGATTGAATGTCACAAGAACAAATAGGTACAAATAGTAATCCACTTAAAAAGTATTACAGACAACCCAAACAGTTTGTAAAATTACCAAGCGGATATAAATTCTATCCAGAAGGATCTATACAAGTTCCTGAATCAGGTGAAGTTGCTGTGTACCCTATGACAGCAAAAGATGAAATGCTGTTGAAAACTCCAGACGCATTATTAAACGGCGAAGCCACAGTATCAGTAATTCAAAGTTGTATACCCGCAATTCAGAATGCTTGGGTAATGCCTTCAATAGATTGTGATGCCGCATTGATGACAATAAGAATGGCAACATATGGCAACAAGATGACTGTGCCAATCACAGTGCCAGGCACTAAAATTAAAAAAGATTTAGTGTTGGATTTACAAGAAAGTTTATCCACAATATTGTCAGCACAATACAATGACACGTTCTTTTACCAAAACATGGAAGTAAAAACAAAACCATTAACATACAAAGAATTTACAGAGAGTGCGATACAAACTTTTGAACAACAAAGAATTCAAAAAATTGTGGATGACACTAAAATGAACGATGAAGAAAAAATTCGACAGTTTCAAATCACTTTTAAAAAATTAACAGAATTAAGTGTGGGCATGGTTGCTAACACAATAGCATCAATCACAGTGGATGGTGAGACTGTAACAGATGCCAAACAGATAAAAGAGTTTTTGGAAAACACAGGAAAAGAATTTTTCAGTTCCATCATGGAACATCTAGAAAAAAATAGAGAAGCATTCCAATTGAAGCCTCAAAAAATACAATCTTCTGAAGAAGAAGTAAAAGAGGGAGCACCTGCTGAATATAACATTCCAGTTGCTTTTGATTCCGCAAATTTTTTCGTATAAAGATAGCAACACTCGACACATCTGAGATCCTGAAACTTTCCACAGAAATGGAAAATGAAATAAAAAACTTCAAAGCAGACTTGTTTAAATTGGCATGGTTTATGCGTGGCGGACTATCATTGGATGATATGTTTGCTACTTGCCATGAAGACAGAGAAGTTATGGGCGGTGTTATAAAAGACAATTTAGACACTGCAAAAAAGACCGGACAACCGTTTTTTTAATACAAGGTACTATATATAAAGTATAGAAAATATCAGCACACACGGTGTCTAGAACCAAATAGCAACATTTAATCAATCACACTGCACTTCTAAATAAATCACATATGCAAGTCTACACACAAATTGTACGACCCCAGGAGTTGGATGAGGATGACCTGTGGATTCCTTGTCTTACCACAGCCACCGTTAAACACTCACCTGCTGAAAAACAACCTTTGATTGTCACACACATCGAAGCAATCAATCATTACGAACACAGTCTTACAAAACTGTTGGAACAGAAGGTGTTTGCTGTGGGGTCAAAGACATATGACCGACTTGTAGAGGTTGGCTTCCACCAAGATAATATTCATTGGCGACACAGAGCGGACGAGTTAAGATTGCGTGCCAAAAACATAGGCCCAATGACTTGGCTCCACGGAGACAAGTACGCCAGAGATTTTGGCGCCATACCAGAAGTCACAGCAATTCAAACCTACGAATCAAAACCAGATGCCACAGCCATCAAACAGATATTGAAACTGGAACCAGATGTAATTCATGTGTATTCAGATGCTGTATTGAAAGAGTTGGAGATTAGAAACTGGAGTCACACCAAGTTGAAACACGTTGCGTCAGCGGAACCTGATAATTCTGTTTGGTTAGATTGTGAATCGTTTGATCCTAATGTTTAAGAACGACTAGCGTCGTTCTGCTTTTCGCTTACGCTCAAGCATTAAAGCAATTACATAACGAAGTTATGTGTCGCATCATGCAGACAGTTGATCCATACTTCACCCAGTAACGGGAAAAGTATGAAGCCATCATGCGAGACTAGCCTGCCATTTTGTGAAAGGAACTTTTGTACGGAAGCGGTGACCCGCCAACTCCCTATTCCAGACTTCATTAGTCACGGGCAACTGACCCACCCTTCACAAACAAAGTGAGCAGTTGTGATGTTGTATCTTTTTCACAGAGCATCTTCTTTTGTGCCTTTAGTTAGCACTCGACTTGCAACTCAGGATTCACCATTGTGTTTCAAACGCACTTCCTGGATCTACGATCAATTTGGTTGCTATGTTAAGCCTTGTTGTAATTTTTAAGTTCTTCTTTAAGGATTTTGGAACCACCAACTCTCACATTGATAATGCCATTGTAGTAATCATCGGATTCTAATACTCGCCTTTCGAACTGTTCTCGAGCCTCGAGATAACTCATTACGCCTCTAGTGTTACAGATGTATAATATTTCCCTAGTAAATTTGTCTTCGCCTAATTGTGCCACGTCAGCAAGTAAATGATCTGAAGAACCCCAATAGTCCTTCCAGTCCGATTCAACCTTGCTTCTACGTTTGTTTATCCTGCCCTTGAGAGGCGGACGTGTCTTCTTGAATTTTGCTAATTTTTTGCCCACATACTGTTTACCGTTGGTTGTGTTTGTGATGAGATACACAAATCCTTCGCAGTCTTCTGGTAGTGAGTCTATTGTTTTACCTTGATAAGTCCATGGCATATGGACATACTTACTGATTATTTTTTCCGCTCTTGCTGTTTTTGGATCTTGGACACTTTATATTGTGCTTCAAGTTCTTTACGTCTTTGACGTGCCAAAATTCTAATTTCCGCTAGTGCCTTTCTAGCGGCTACTTTGGTAGCGAGGCTTCGCCTCTCAGCAAACAACTCGTTTGCCTTGAAATAAGCCATGTACGCCTTGGTCAGTTTATCGTGAGTATCATCTTGAATGGTCATAAGTTTCCACGTCATTAGCATATGCTGTAAAGCCGTTCTCTTTCACAACTTTCAACACATTGTTAACACGTCCCATTAATTCATCTTTGTGCGATATCAAGAATATATTTTTGCCTGCTTCTCTGCTCATTTTCTTCAAGATTGCCAAACTGCTTTCTACACCTGCTGAATCCATTCCTGAATCTATTAATTCATCTAAGAACAACAAGTTGATGTTTTGATACAAGTTTTCCCATACATCTCTAAATGCGAAACTTAATCCTAATATCAATCTGTTACGTTCTCCTCTACTTAAATTATCAAAATCTAGTTCTTGTCCCAGTTGAGTGATCTCCACACTTAAATCATTTTTAAATGTGACCAAGTGTGGAAGACCCAATTGATCCAAGTAGTGAGTTAACCTGTTGTTCAAGAAGGTTAAGTTTTGATCAATTATTTTTTTCCTTATGAAGGAATCTTTGTTTGTAAGCAGTTTGTATAAAAACTCTTGGTGCTCTTTCAGTTTCTGTAGAGTGTTTGCTGTGTCCCAATTTATTTCTTGTACTGCTTGATTCTTTAATTCATCTATTTGATCTAGATATGGATTTGCTTCTTCTTTTTTGTTTTTGAGTGCTGTGTTGATTGATTCCACATACTGTCTGTGATCATATGCTTCTTTTAGTGTGTCATAATAAGTGTTTGGTCTTTGATCCAAATCCCCAACTGCTTCAATATCTTTTGTTGTTTGTTCCAGTTGTTCACTTAATTCCATTACATAACTGTTGGATTCACCATATTCCATTTCTAATTTTTTCTGCATTTCTTCAATTTTATCTTGCGGTAAGTCTTGTCCACAAGCATAACAAGTGGCTTTGTGATTTAATTTTTCTAAATCTTTGTGTAATTTTTTTGCTGTTTTGTCTGCTTGTTCTATTGTGCTTTCCAAACTTGCTCTATCTTTTTGTAATTGTCTTAATACATCATTAAGTTTTGTCCAATCTTCAAGTTTTTGATGTGCTTCTAATTCAGCATCAATGTCTACACTTTGTAATTCTTTTAAATTATTTTCTAATTTTTCAATATCTGTTTTGTTTTGATTGTGCCAAGCACTGCTTTTATTAGTTAAACTGTGAATTGTTTCTTCTACTTTCTCATTACTAATTTTTAAACCTTCTAATCTTGCTGTCTCAAGTGCTATATCTTCTTTTGAACGTTTAATATGTGTCTTTAAGATGTCTGCTTTCTCAGACAACAGTTGAATTCCTAATAGTTGTTCAATTATTTCCTGTTGTTCATTGTTGTGTAAACTTAAAAAAGGTTGCGTGTATGTGTTGAGTGCCACAATGTGTTTAAACATTTTTGGATTCATTCCAATCATTCTGTTCAAGTCTTCTTGTGTTTTACGTGAATCTCCTTGACTGACATCTGAAAGTTCTTGTTCTTGTTCGTCAATGTAATATTTCATTACATTTGGTTTTCTACCACGTTCTACTCTGTAGTTTACTCCATCTTTTTCAAATGCTATTGTGACCAACATTGATTTGCTGTTGGTTTTATTCACAAGATTGTCTTTACGGATTTTTGTTAGTGCTTCACCATATAGTGCGTAACACAATGCGTTGACTATGGTTGTTTTACCTGTACCATTACGTGAACCTGCGTCATCACCGCCCATGTCCAAGTTTTCACCTAGTACCAGTGTTAACAGTTTTTGTTGAAAGTCTATAGCCTGGGTTTGATTACCCACACTCATAAAATTTTTTACCGTAAGTGTTTTAATCAGTATCATTGTTTAGATCTCTAAATATTTTTAGCAAAACAGATTTATCATATGCATCAGATTCGATTGTTTCAATTTCTTTTGATACAATTTGATCAACACTTTCAAACTTGGTTATGTCTAGTTCTGTATTGATCTCTTCTTCTTTTTTGCTAGGAATTAAAGTAATTTCTCTACAATCATATTTTTTCATGAAAGTCTCTTTGATATAACTTGCTTCTTCAAAACTTATATCAATATCTAGTGTAACTCTTAGATGCATTTTGCTTTTCATTATTTCATCTGTTTTGTCCAGCAATGTGCTTAATTTTACATTTCTATATTTAGGACAGTTGCCCCAATTGAAATACACAGGCTCTGTGCCATGTTCTAGTATCATCATACCACGCTCATCATCATCAATATCTGCGTAATTGTGCGGAAACGGATTACCTAAGTAATGAATATTATTTTTAACTTGTCTTTTATGAAAGTGACCAGAGAAAACATACTCTTGTTTTTTAAAGTCGCTTGGTCTTAATTCTCCTGTGTCTGGCATTTCTACCATAGCATTCATAAAGAAGTTAGGCAGTTCAAAATGACCAAACATATATTTGCATTCCATATTGCCAACTTTTTTCCATTCATTGCCTATTAACCAAGGCACTAATATAGTGTCATCTATTTTTGTAATTTTATTAACCATTGTGATGCCTGGAATAAATCTTCCAAACTCTGTGGATTGAATGTCTCTGCTGTCTTTGTAATACAAATCGTGATTACCTGGAAAAAAATAAAAATTATCAAATGCTTTTCCTAATTTTTCCAAACATCTGATTGAAGCATCCATTGTGGTTATGTTTACACTGTTCCTGTTGTGATGCCAATCACCACAAAAGAGTCCTGTCTCACAACCATGTTTCTTTGCTAAATCTATATACCAATCTACAAATTCTTCACAATCATCGTTGTGTAATTTAGAGTTGGATTTTAATCCGAAATGTATATCGGTAAAAACTGCTAATTTCTTGAACAAAATAATCTCCTACTTTTCTTTAGAATAACTGAAAATGTTAAATTTGTCAACTACTTTTTTGTTCGTTTACTGACTTTTGTTTTTGGAGCCGATTTTGTTGCAGGTTTTGGCGCACTGCTATCACCGGAAGTTTGTCTGGTCATACTCGGCATCATATTGTTAAGTTCTAAAATATCATCTCTAATGTTTTGATTTCTTTTTTCAATATTAATAATTCTCACAAATGAATTAGTCACTGCCGCTGTGTAATAAGCAAACGGATTGTTAGATTTACTTTCATCAAATTGTAAACCAATTTGTGCTAATTGTAAAATGGCCTGACCCTGCATTTCATCATTGTAAGTATAACCTCTCACGTTACCTCTTGTACCGTATCTTTCACACAATTTCATCCACATCTTTGCCAATTCGTTTGTGGCTCTGCCGGCATCTTTATTAAATTTACCGTTTTCCATTCCACCATCCCAATGACTTTTACCCACACAAACCAAGTTGCCTTTTTTATCATATTTCCAATGCTGGAAAGGAGGAAAGTTAACTTTTACTTTGCCATCAGCAACTGTTTTTGGATTCTTTTTTCTGCCAGGTTCGTCTGGGATATGCTCAAAAGTCATCACTCTAAAAACTACATCATCTTTATCTATTGACCTATAATCTATTTCGCAGTCACTTAATTTTGTTTTTGGGTCTACTTTTTTACGTTGTTCATACGTTTGTTGCGTAAGTTTTTTGGCTTTATTTCTTTTGGCTTGGGCCACAGTTCGTATGTTTATGGCATCCACATTGTTCACAATCAAATTGTATGTGCTGTAGGCTTCATCCACAAAACTACAAAAAGTGCTTTTAGACTTGTGAATTTCGGCTAATAGGTCTCTGTTGTTAAGATAATTGACTTTTTTCATTAATATTCCTTGTTATATATCTCTTCATTATAAACTACTCAGTTAATTTTGTCAATAAATAAATGTAAGGACACAAAATGAGCATAGATAAATTCAATAAAAACATATTAAAGAACGTAGATAGTCTAAAAGACCTAGGGCAAGACATACAGAAAAATATGTCTGGATTTTTAGATACAAAAATTGATACCCTGGGCAAAACACTTGATACAGCATCTTCCTTTGCTTTTGGAAAATTGAAAAGAATGAAAGGTGATTTGAAAAAAATCACTGACGGAGTGTTAAAATTTGATAAATCAATGCCTGCGATCACACTTAACACTTCAGGTAAATCATCTGGAGAAGAATTGGATTGGAGAGTTAGTTTGTCCATACCACAGCAAATTAAAGACATTATTCAAGACCAAAAAAGTTTATTGGACCCACTTAAAGCCACAGGAAATAAATTGGTTTTTCCTTATACTCCAACGATTTTAGTAGGGCAATCAGCAAGTTGGAATCCAATGCAACCAGTACACACCAATTATCCATTTTATGCTTATGAAAATTCACGTGTGGATCAAATGACAATCACAGCACACTTCTATGTACAAAATGAAATAGAAGCAAGATACTGGGTAGCCGCTGTTCATTATCTAAGATCAATGACAAAAATGAGTTATGGACTATCACCTAATAAAGGTGCTCCACCACCAGTTGTACGTTTAAATGGATACGGTGATTACACATTCAAAGATGTTCCTGTTATTATACAAAACTTTACATTTGACTTAAAAGAAGATGTTGACTACATCAGCACAAGATTAACAGCAGAAGAATCTGGAACAGCAGATGGACCATCATCAGTAACATCCAAAGGTGGCACTTATGCTTGGGCACCTACAGAAAGTTTATTAACTATTGGTGTTGTACCACAATACAGCAGAACAAGACAAGCACAATTTGATCTTGCTGATTTTGTTAAAAACGGCGGCACAAAAGGAAGAGGATTTATTTAATGGGATTCTTTACTAATTCAAGTCCATATGCGTCTACACAGATTGTTGATGATCAATATCTTGACACATTAACTATACGTCCAATTCCTGCACAACCAGATGATGTGTTGTACACAGTGGAACCACAATACAATCATAGACCAGACTTGTTGGCTTATGATCTTTACGGCAACGAAAAACTATGGTGGGTGTTTGCTCAACGCAACATGGATAAAATTTCAGATCCAGTGTATGATCTTATTCCTGGCTTAGAAATTTTTATTCCACAAGGACCTGCTCTTAGAGATACACTAGGAGTATAGTATGTCGGCAATAAAGACAAAGACCCTTAGTAAAAACAGTGCCATAAATGTTGTGGATGAAGTTGCTCTTAACAAATCATCAGTAGTAACAAACGGAACAAAATTTTCTAGCAGAAAAGAAATTAAAGCCGCACAAAAACTTACTAATAAAGACAAGGCTAGATTAAATGCCTTAGGCGTTGATACGGAAAAAAAAGAAAAGAAAAAACCCAATATACTAGTAAAAGAATTTATTAGAGAATTTATACCTAATCCTCTGCATGACTATGAATCATACAATGCTGTGTTCACACTAGCGGCATTGACACTGGAAGAAGTAAATTTTCCTAACATACTTTATAACAGAATGCCTCTGCATCCTATCGCACATTCCAGTGGAAAAGGAAAAATAGAAGAAGTCACTTTCTACAAACAAGCAGGAGTCAATCTTGAATACTTTATAGACAATGTTGAGGTAAAATCTTTCATTACACCAAATCCAAAAACCAAACACGTACAAAGATCAGAAATTTCTTTCACTGTAACTGAACCTTACAGTATTGGTTTATTTTTACAGACTATGGCGATACAAGCCGCCAAAGCATCAGACGATGGCAATGTTGAATTTACAAATGCACCTTATGCCTTGATAATAGATTTTGTTGGCACTGATGTAAACGGCAAAATTTTTAGAAATAACAATCTTCGTAAAGTAATGCCTATTCAAATGACAAAAGCGGCTATAAGAGCCAGCCAGGCGGGTGCTGTGTATGATTGTGTTGGCGCACCTTGGGTAGAAACTCCAACAATGGATGTGAATAATGCTATCAACACTGATATCACTCTGGCAGGAAAAACTGTTTACGAAATGATGCAGGTGGGTGATGACAGTTTAATGGGACAATTAAATTTTAAAGGAGCAGAACTAGACAAAAAAGCAAAAAAGAAAGAACAACTTGCCACAGTACCTGCAGATGATTATGTGATATATTTTCCTAAAAACTCTGAAATTGAATACACAGAAGCAGAGCGAAAATTAGTTTTACAAGATAGAGCAACAACGGCTGACCAATATGGCACTGGTGAACAGGGTGATTATTTCTTTAACACTGTAAAAAGAGATAGAATTGTTGAAACACTGCTGGGAAAAAATATATCAGTTACTAATGAATACACTGGTACAAGCGGAGAAGGAATAAGAGTGGATCAAACTTCAGGTGAAGGGCCTAATGCTACTTTTTTAGGAAATGACATTGGAGCATCAAAAATGGCTATTAATGAAAACAACATGGCTATAATGGGTAAAAGATTTCCTGACTTTGAAGAAAAATACGATAAACGTAAAAAAACTTTCACGAGAGATGGTATTACTTTAGATTTAAAACAAATGACTTTAAGTTTTAAAAAAGGTACACGTATTACAGATATTATTGAAACTGTGATACTGTTGAGCGAATATGCTAAAAATCTAACAAAAAATCCTGACGAAATGAAAAACAAAGAGCCAGGCAAACATCCTTGGTTTAGAATTAGAACCAAATGTTTTCAACTGCAGGATTCCTTTTTTAAAGCCAAAGCAAATAATCATCCTAGATTGAATGTGTTCAGCATTGTGCCTTATCAAGTGCCTGACACTATATTTGACGATGATACATCAATGCCATCAGGTTATACAGTGATTAGACAAAACATTGTAAAAGGTTACAATTATCTGTACACTGGGTTAAACAAAGATGTACTAGATTTTGATCTCACTTATAATTTTGCGTTTTTCAATAGTGCTCCTGCCAATTTGAAAAAAAGTTCAGCCACATCATCTGCTGGAGGTAACAAGAGCATAGAAAAATCAGCAGTAGCAACAAGTGGACCAATATACACTATTACAGATTCTGAAAATAATAAACCAGGTCATCTAGCATCTAAAATCATAAAGGCTCAAGACCAAAAGACATCCAATGAAGGTACAGAAAATGAAAGTGCAGAATTAAAAATTGCTAGAACGATGAATGATAGAATTATCAATGGTGGAACAACTGATTTAATTCAGATGGATTTAACGATAATTGGTGATCCTTATTTCCTACCAGCAAGTGGAATGATGAATTCAGATGAACCTACAAGATTTTTTGTGGATCCTAGACCTTACATCACAACGTCTGCCAGTGATAAAAACAACGGTAACGGCAGAGGAGAAATTAACTATCAAGATACTGCTTGTTTTATAGAAATGAATTTTCAAACACCAATAGACTATCAACCTGGTACAGATAATTTAATGTTCCCTCAAGGTGGAGCGTACACTAACGGAGCAGGAGAAACAATTAGATTGGGTGAATTCAGCGGGATATTTCAAGTACAAACAATCACAAGCAGTTTTAGACAAAACATTTTTGAGCAAACATTGAGAATAAACAGACAGTCCAACATGACATTGGATGCTACAGAAGGCTCAGGCAACAAGAAAAAAATTGTAAAGGACAATAGCAACAACTAATGGCAACAAATCAAAACACAAGAAAATCGCATAAAATAGATCCTAAATTAAATGCAGGACCTTTCGAAGCCATTGTGAGAAATGTGTTGGATCCCAAATACAGTGGAGCCATTGAAGTTGAATTGGTAAAAACATTGGAATCAGGCAATGCCGCAACAACTGGACAATTCATCACAGCAAAATATCTCAGTCCATTTTACGGCACAACCAATGTGGCAGGATTAACTAAAAACAAAGATCACAGAGACAGTCAACAGAGTTATGGTATGTGGTTTGTTCCACCTGATGTTGGCAACACTGTAATGGTTATGTTCATAGAAGGCAATATCAATAGAGCATACTGGATTGGTTGTATTCCACAAGAATTAATGAATGTAATGATTCCAGGCTCAACACCTGCCATGTCAAACACAGACACAACAGATTCTGAACACCAAGAAGATCCTGCTGACGCAGACATTAGAGGCAAAAAAATGCCTGTAGGCGAACACAACAAATTAAAATTTGCTGACCGTCCTGCGGACAAACCTTTAATGATTAAAAAACCTATCAACAGATTGTTCAAAGCAGTGTTGGATAATCAAGGCTTGATAGCAGATGAAACAAGAGGACTTACAACGTCTAGTGCTAGACGTGAAGTGCCTTCAAGTGTGTTTGGCATAAACACACCAGGACCTATTGACAAAGTGTTTACTTCAAATCAACCTGTAGCATCTGCTAGAACAGGTGGTACTTCATTTGTAATGGATGATGGCGATGACAAGTTTATTAGAAAAGCAAAAGCCAAAGATGGGCCAATGGAATATGTGGATATTGAAACTAGCGAAGATGTTATTGAAGGAGAAAAGAACACTCCGCATAATGAATTGTTTAGAATAAGAACACGTACAGGACACCAAATACTTTTACACAATTCAGAAGACCTTGTGTACATTGCCAACGCAAATGGTACAGCATGGATAGAAATGACTGCCAACGGCAAAATAGATTTTTACGCAGAAGACAGTGTTAGTGTTCACAGCAAAGGTGATTTCAATTTTAAAACAGATAGAGATTTCAATCTAGAAGCAGGCAGAGACATAAATTTAAAAAGTGCCACAGTCAATCAAGAGTCTACAACA